CCCAACCTACACCAGGCTTCAGGCCTCGGAAGTTCTTAGGCATAGAGATGCCCAGGTCGACTACATTCTGGTTAGCATTGAAGTAGCAGTATTTCTCCCCTGCTGGCCATGCAAGAGTCTGCAATTTGAGCAACAGTTTCTGCGCGATACCTGTTAGCTCTAAGATTATTTCATTGTCTGGCATTTTAATATTTCCCTCTTTACCAGACTTGACCGAGCTGTATCGTAGCTTTCTTTTGATTTGATTATAACACTATTGCGATACCGAGCTTCTTGAGCAGTTCGGCGCGATCTTCACTGACTTCCCATTCGGCTCCAGCACCCCGGCTCATATTCGCTTCTAGGTCATAGAACGGAATAATAGCGCGGACATTCACTAGCTCTTTCTTCTCGACTTCGACAACCTCTGCATCAGGATTGCTCTCTAACACGCTTGATTCCGCTTCTAAGGCCCCTTTCGGCTCTGACTTGGTAGTTGATACCTTCTTGGATTTCTTTGCCATAATTCCTCCTTGTTTAATCTCCCATGTAAACCCATGCTTTGCGAGCGCCTACATAAAGGCCATTCTTGGTCTTGTAGCCACTTGTGGTAATGGTGCCTTTACATCTATCGTGGCGTCTAAATACCTCTGGGCTAGGGTCTACAAAGGTCATGTTTCTGAACTGCGCACAAAAATCACAGCAGTCTGATGGCTCATTGCGAGTAACGGTAGGATACTTGCCATGCTCTTTGGCGGTAGTGAATGCATCCCACATAGCCTTGAGAATCTGATTCGAGAGCCATTCATCAACCTGCGCATCGACATTGCTTCGGCCACCGGTGCTAATCGAATCCGATACATTCTTGGCCAAGCCATAATAGAAGTCATTGATACCCTCGCCCTCGGTAAAGTCAATGTCCATATCCCAAGCATTCATCGCATAGACCACGCGATAAACCTGACCGCCTGTCTCTCTGAAAAGCACCTCAAGATTCATCTGACGAACATCTGGGTCAATCTCTGGGTTGTTGATAAGCCCAATAGCTTCCTTAAGGTCGTCCTTGATAGTAAGGCCTAACTCCTCGTAATTCATTTGAACCTCCAGCCGCGAGCGGTCTGCTTTATCTTCTCAAGTAGCTCGATAGTGCGCTCTGCACGCTTCTGCGAGTAAGTGCGCGAGCGAATCGGAGCCTTGCGAGCAATTAGAGCATCAATCATCTGGCTTGCCTGGTAATCGGTAGTTGCGTCAAGAATAGCGTCGATGCTCTGGGCCTCCCCGACAATCTTGGAATCTCTATCGACAATGCCGGCAGCATAAATCATTTCCTTAAACTCCTTGAACTCTTTGAGCTTCTGGACTGATAAATCTTTGATATAACTTCTCTGAACATCGGTTGCCATATTATCTCCTAAATACTACATTCGAGTTTTATTGTCAGACAAAAAGCCACCCCGAATGGAGTGGCTTTGAGTGGCTCTAATATTAGGCAGAAACCTGAGCCTGTTTGATGATTGCGAATGCGTCATCATCAAGGATTGCGAAGCCAAAGACAACCTCGGCGCGGATAGCAATCTCGTTGGTGCGCTGCAAGTCGCCAGCACCATCTGGATCACCGTATTCGATGAGATGGAGAGGAACGTTGCGAGCGATACCCCATTTGATTGCGTTCCAGTCAGCCATAATACCGCCAACACCAGTTGCGCTTGCAACACCTTCTGCAGTACCAGAAACGGTGTTAGAAACAGCAGCCTGGATGCCAGCGATGCGGTCGACGTTGAAGCCAAGACCAAGTTCTGGGAATACGCGATCGCCATTGGTCTTCTTTGTGCGAGCCAAGACACCTGCGTAAACTGGGTCAAGTGCAATACCAGTTGCAGAATAGCCAGAACCCTGGAGAGCTGCAGCAGCAGCGTCAAGGTCAACCTCTGGGGTTGCGCTGGTGGAGTTGATGACATGACCGTTGCCGCTCTTCGTGATGTAATCTACAACACCTTCAGCGACTTGGCCGGTTGCTGGGTTAACACCATGGATAGCTACAAGGTCAACAGCGCGGCTAACACCAGTAGCGATGCGGCCAGCGAGAGCTTCCATCAAGCGTAGGCGATACTCTTCGTCAGCATAGCGAACTTCATCAGAGAAGCGATAAGTGAGCTGAACTTTGTAAGTCTTGCTCGTTTTCTTTGCTGGGGTACCATCCATGCTGGACTTGTTAGCACCTTCGCCAACGAGTTCTGCTTTTGGAGTGCCAGTAAAGGTAAAGAAGTCAGTAGAACCAACCATGATCTGTGGTTCATCTGGGGTCAAGCTACCGATGATACCGGACTTGATGTTTTTCTGCCAAATGCCAGATGCGGTGTGGTTAGCAAGGTCAAGGGCATTGGTCAAAAGTGGATTTGCCATTTTGAGTAATTCCTTTAAGGGTTAGTTTGATTGATTTGACCCGAATAGGCTGTCGGCAAGCTGAGCCATGTCAGACTTCTTTGGCTCCGGCTTATCAACTTTGCTGAGTTCGGCGGTCTTAGCAATGGTGTTGTGCGCCAACTTCTCGGCTCGCGCCCTCATTTCCTCTGCATTCTCGCCTGTAACGAATTCGGCTAGGTCATCTCCGATTTTGAACTCGTTGATGATGCGCACCTTCTCGACTTCTAGCTTTGAAGCCTTCAAGTCATCTTCCAGATTAGCTTTATCTGTCAGAAGCTCGTTGATGCGATTCTCTGTCTCTTGCTGTTTCGCTGAGAAGTCCTCAATCTGTTTCTTGAGATCGTCGTAGTCGCTATACTTGCGGTTGATTCTATCAACACGATCCTTTACGGCTTGGTTGATGTCTTCTTGGCTAAGGTCTGCTTCTACGAACTCGCCTTCTTCGTTCTTTTTGTAGTATTGGGTCATATCCGCTATTTCTCCAGTTGCGTTAATTCTGTTGCCTCATAAATAGCACAGCAAAAAGGGCTTGTCAGACATGCGCTACAAGCCCCTGATTCCGCTTCTAAGGCCCCTATTGGCCTGGAGTTGAGTCTATACCCACTCTGCTATGAAATACGTCGCAATACACCTGGTAGCGATGATACTGCTTCGCTGTGTCTGCTAAAGGAATAACCGAATTAACCACCGCGCGAGTAATATTCTCATACTCGACCGTAAGATCAACTAACTTATCGGCAATAAAGTTCGCAATCTCCGCGCAATCGTAGCGAGAATCCTTATCGTAAACCTCAATAAGAATCTCGGCATTATCGCCGAGCATAGCTTCCCTTGCGCCACCAGTTCTCTCTACTAAGATAAACTGCTTAGGCAATGTCTTTGGTGTGTCGGATGATGCCGGATAACCAGGCACCAAGTCGCGAAGCCAGGCAATGACCATAGCTTCTAGGTTTTCTCTTCTACTCATAGTAAGCCTCCGCCCTGAAGTAGCGATTCCACTTCGTTGGGCAATTCTCGTTCATAAATGCGACCGAATCTGAATCCAGATGGAATGTCTTGCCATCCCATTCGACATTAGAGTCAGATACATCGCCAGTAAATGTCTTTGGTAAATGAATGCGGACTTGAATCTTGCCTTGCTCCATCGCCTGTTCTTCACGTTGGCTGGTTGGCTCTGTAATGGGAGCTATAAGGCAACCATCAACCGCAATCTCTTCAGTTGATTTGACCGGATTGCCAAATGGATCAAGCTCCGCCCCCTCAACTGTTTTGATGAATGTGAGTGTGGTTGTCTTCATAACTCCCAAATACCACGATTAGTCCTGCTTGTCAGATTTACTGCACGAAGCGATCATTCTTAATGTTATCGAGCGCCACCGCCCTGCGATGCTCTAGCTCTGCCCGGCATTCTGGGTTCTCCACTTCGAGCTCAAGCAAGTCTGCATAATACCGATAAAGGCTAGACTTCCATTTGCCGCCCCGCAAATTCTCATCTCTGCTGCAGCTGTTCGAGTTGTTACGATTCCATACGATAATCGGCTTACTTATAGCAGCTACCGTTTCGACGTTATCTAGCTGAGCGATGTGCTGCGTCACATCTTCCATAAGAGTGTTCTCCGGGAACTTGACCAGCTTCTCGGTCTTTACACACTTAGTCCAGCAAGCGACATTCTGGTCATGCACAATGCTTGCAATGGTGTTCTGGCCGCCTAAGTCAGCATGGCCATACTCTTCGCCGATGAGCGAGCAATAGCTAAGTCTGAGCAAGTCTGGGGAGTTGTTTGTCTCCAGCGCCTCTGCGATAGCCGCCAGACAATCGCTATCTGCAAACCAATCGTCGCTATCCATGAAAAGCGTGTATTCCCCTGTGCTGAATCTCATCGCAGCGTTTCTTGAACCGCCGTTCCAGCGCTTAGACTTATTCTTCACTAGGCAAAAATCGCCTACCATCTTCCCCCACTTCTCTGCAATCCTCAAACTCTCATCTGTTGAGCAATCATCTACAAAAGTCACCTCGTAATTCTTGTATGTCTGCGCGCAGATACTCTCGAACATTCTATTCAGCCACTCGGCGTTGTTGTAGTTCGGAATAATGATCGTGAATTTATAGCTCTCCATCTAAAACCTTCTCCCACAATGGATTTATCTTTTCGTCATAGGCCTTCATGCGAGCCTTGAGAGTTTTGTCGAATATAGGCTCGATGTCCATTCCTTCCTTGTAAACAAAACCATTCTGGCCGTTCTTGATGAGCTTTCTTAACTCCGGAATATCGCTTACTAAGCATGG